AGAGCCGCTCCAGTTAGGTTCGGCTCACGTTCTTACGACGTCGCTGGAGACTTTTCGCCATATTGTCTCGCTAATCGAAGCGAATGAATTCTTAAAAAAGCAAATAAAGAAGATTCGATGGGCGCACGGCTCCGAAGAAATCGAGACTCTGGAAAATTGCCGTTATGTCGTAAAAGCGGCGAACGCGGCGGCTCGCGGATTCGCTAAACCCGAGACGGTGTACATGGACGAGACGCGCCAGTTAAAGGATCACGAAGCTTGGTCGGCTTTACGCTATACCCAGATGGCGGCTAGTAATCCTCAGCTCTGGACGTTTTCGAACGCTGGCGATCAACACTCGATTATTCTCAATCAATTACGCGACCGTGGAATGGCTTCGGCGGCTGGAGCCGATGACGATATAGCTTATTTCGAATGGTCAGCGCCTAACGATAAGATTCTTGACGAAGAAAATTGGATCGCAAGTAATCCAGCGCTGGGCTACACAATTCACGAAGATAATATACGCGCCGTTCTCAATGATCCGCCCGAAGTGGTTATGACGGAAGTTTTATGCCGTTGGGTCAACACAATCAGCGCCGCAATTCCGCAAAAGGAATGGGAAGAATGCGCGATAGAAAAATTCGATTTAGACGATGAAAAATTAACGTGGCTAGCCATCGACCTATCTCCAGACAGGCGCGACGGCGCTCTGGTAGGCGCTCAAAAGAATTCCGATGATACTTTCAACGTAAAGCTTCTCCACACTTGGCACAATCCGATTTCGCTAGATGATAGAGCGATCGCCAATGAAGTCGCGCCGTACGCTAGGCAGTATCCGACCGAATGGGTGGTTTTCTCTCGCCGTACTTCGTCAGCGGTGGCGGCTAGACTTCAACCCGCTGGAATTCCCGTGATCGATATTGATGGAGCCGATTACGGTCAGGCTTGCGATGAGCTTCTTTCCAGCATTACTTCGAAAAGATTAAAACACGGAAATCAGGAAGAATTTACTAAACAAATTCTCTCAGCCGTTGCGTTACCGCGCGGAGATGGCGGCTGGGTTATTGGACGAAGAGCTTCTTCGGCGATCGTATGCGCTTGCGTCGCCGCGGCTCTCGTTACTCACTTCGCGACACGCCCAGAGACGGAGATAGACATTCTCGTCGGTTAGGTGTAAGGCTCTACCTTAGACTTACGGTCATGGGAATTCTTGACGTATTCACGGGCGGGAAAAAAGCCGCGCCAGCGCCAGACACTTTCGACGTCGCCGCTTCTCTAGCTCCGATAAATACTTCGGGGCAATTATTTAATTTCTTCGGCGGTGGAACTACCGCAACAAGAGCCGAAGCCATGAGCGTCCCGACGATCGCCCGCGCTAGAGGAATAATAACTTCATCGGTATCTTCAATCGAATTGATCGTAAGAGATAAAGCAACCGAAATGGAAGTGGACGCTCCGCGAGTAATCAATCAACCCGACCCGCGTATTCCAGGAGCCGCATTCTATACTTGGATCGCGGAAGATTTACTTTTCGCGGGATACGGCTACGCAAGAATTACGGAACTGTTTGCCGATACGTTCCGCGTTAGATCAATGGAAAGAATTTCTCCCGATCGTGTAACTATTGAAACAAATTCTCTCGGAACTGAAATCGAATACTATTTAGTCGACGGTTACGCTATGCCAACGCAAGGCGTCGGAAGTTTAGTAGTTTTCTACGGTAACGACGAAGGCTTACTTCGCAGAGCTGGTCGCACAATTCGCGCGGGCGCTGAATTAGAAAGAGCCGCGGCGATGTATGCGGCGGAGCCAGTTCCCACAATGGTATTAAAATCAAATGGAACTTCATTACCCGCTGACCGTATAGCAAAACTTTTAGAATCGTGGGGAAGTGCTAGACGCAATCGCGGAACGGCATTCTTAAACGCCGACGTTACGTTAGAAACTTTAGGATTTGATCCAGAAAAACTTCAATTAAATCAAGCGAGAAGCTACGTCGCCACCGAATTAGCCAGAGCAATCGGAATCCCGGCTTATTACGTTGACGCCGAATCTGGATCATCGATGACGTACTCAAACGCTTCAACCGCCAGACAATCTCTCGTCGATTTCTCTTTACTTCCAATTATGAAACAAGTCGAGTCCAGACTTTCAATGAGTGATTTCGTTCCAGCAACGCAAGAAGTTAGATTTAATTTAGACGAATACTTACGCGGATCAGCTTTAGAACGCGCACAGATTTACGATATCTATAACCGAATCGGTGTATTAAGCGCCGAGGAAATCCGACGAATGGAAGAGATGGTCAGATGAAGCTAACCGTACCGATTACATTAACAGCGACAGATTCAATCGCTCGCACAATTACTGGACGCGTATTAACTTGGTCAGAACAAGGTCGCACGTCCGCGGGATTAACTTCATTCATGGCGGATTCAATTAAACCGAAAGCCGTAAAATTAAATCTCGAACACGATCTAACACGTCCAATCGGTCGCGTCGTCGAAATGGTATCAACTCCAGAAGGCTTAAATGCGACGTTCAAAATCGCGGAGACGACTGCTGGAACAGACGCTCTCATAGAAGCCGCTAGTGGTCTCCGCGACGGTTTTAGTGTCGGAGTAAAAGTAGATCAATGGAAAAACGTTGACGGTGTTTTAGTTATTGAACAAGGTTCACTCGAAGAGGTCAGTTTAGTAACTGATCCAGCCATAAAGTCCGCGATGGTCTCAGATGTAGCGGCGTCCGAAAATTCTGAATCTGAAACAAAAGAATCAGAGGCAGAAAATCCAACAACAACCCAACAAGAAGGAGACGAAGTGGAAACCACTCCGACCGTTCCAGAAGCTTCCGCCGAAACGGTTGAAGCCGCTCAGTCAGTACAGGCAACAAATAAACCCGTTTTCTATACTAAGCCACGCTTAGAATTTACAGGCGCTAAATATCTCGAAAACAAAATCCAAGCCGCACTCGGTTCCGAAGACGCTCGCCAATATGTAATCGCGGCGGACAACAACACCACCGATTCCGCTGGACTTGTTCCAACACGTCAACTGCTCGAAGTAATCAACGGACTATCTAACACAATCCGTCCAAGCATTGACGCAATTTCTCGCGGTACTCTGCCAGATGCAGGAATGACCTTTGAAATTCCGAAGATTACGGTTGCGCCAACTGCGGGGCAAAATAACGAAGGAGCCGCGTTCTCTGATACAAATATGGAAAGCGCTTTCGTCTCGGTTCCAGTTAAGAAGTTCGCTTCTCAACAAAATTTCACGGTGGAATTGTTGACGCGCACTAGCCCGCTTTTCTATGACGAGCTTCTTCGTAATATGGCGGCGGCTATGGCTAAGACACAGAATGCTTATGTAAATGGCATTCTTGTTGCTAATGCTACTTCCGATCCCACTACACTTTCCGCAGTTCCAACAGCGGCGGAATTGTTAGCTTATGTTTCACGCGGAGCCGCTTCCGTTTACACAAACACCCAACGCTTCGCCCGTAATATCATTATGGGTTCTGGTCAATGGGCGAACACAATGTCATTAAATGACAGCGGACGTCCGATTTATATCGCTTCTCAGCCACAAAACGCTGGCGGCGCACTTCGTCCAGATTCGCTTCGTGGAAATGTCGCGGGGCTTGATCTCTTCGCCGATTTTGCTTCGCCAGCCGCCGACGCTGACGGTTCAATGATCATCGTTGATCCAGAGGCATATACATGGTACGAAGGTCAGTCGTATCAATTACGCGCCGAATCAAGCGCCGATGGTTCAGTCAACGTCGGAATGTATTCATTCGGAGCTTGCGCCATCAAGATCGCCGCTGGCGCTTTCCGTAACAATAAGTAAAAACTAATCATCGGTGGAAGTCGCTCCCGATTTCCACCGAGCCGAAGTGAGAGGACGAAGAGATGGCAATTATTTCCGCCGCACAATTAAGGCAAGTACTCGGCGTCTCTTCGTCTCTCTACTCGGACGCTTATCTCGATGAAATAATCGGATCAGCCGAACAAGTAATTCTCCCGCTATTAACCGCAAATCAAGCCGCGGTCGCCGAAGTTTATTTGACCGATAATGTTGCTTATTATGTAACGCAACGTGCGCACGGTTTCGTTGAAGGTCAATCCGTCGTCTGCTCTGGAATCGTGCCATCGACTTTTAATGGAACAGTAACAATTACCACGGATTCACAAAGCAACCCATATATTTTCTCCGCCGCAAAAACAAACGCCGACATAATTCGCCGCGGTGTAATTCCAGCGGGAGTCGCTTACTTATCAGGAGCCGACGCCGCAACACTTTACGCGAACACCGACGCGGTCGAATCCGCGATGTTAATTGTTAGCGTTGAAATCTTTCAATCCATTACGGCTCCAGGTGGACAAATTGAAGGCGTTGATTTTCAGCCATCACCGTTCCGCATGGGTAGATCACTCCAAAATCGTGTGATTGGTTTATTAGGAAATTTCGTCGATGTCGAAATTATGGCTCAATAAATGCCGACTCCAACTTCGATAAAGGTCAACGTTCGCGATGTACTGGCGAGCGCTTTAAGCGGTGTCGCCGCTTCGGTTTACGCTTCGGTTCCAGAAGCCGTCATTCCGCCAGCTTGTATCGTAATTCCTGGAACGCCGTATCTTGAAAGCACTTTGATAAATGGATCAGTAACAAAAGTTAAAATTAATTTTACAGTTACCGCCGCGGTTGCGTACAACTCCAACGCTGGCGCTCTCGATAATTTAGAGCAACTAATAATAAGCATTCTCGGCGCTATGCCGTCGGGATACGTCGTCGGGAATGTAGATCGCCCCGCGATTACTTCGGTCGGTGCTAGTAATTTACTAGTAGCGGATTTAGACGTTTCGACCTACTACACACAACAGACAATCTAAGGAGCAACAATGGCAACCACAATCGTAACGGGTCGCGATATTACATTCACGATCGATTCCGACAACTTCGACGCACAAGCAACTTCGGCGATTCTGACTCTAGAATCAACGATTCAGACTTATCAAACGCTAGACGGTAAGGCGTATTACACGACGGATTCGCAAGGAACTTTCGATGTCGAAATGTTAGCCGACTGGGGCGTCGCAAATTCTCTCTGTGAAGCTCTATGGACTGCCGCCGCTAGTGCGCCACAAACCGCACTCGCTTGCGTTCTAGTCTCTAAGACTGGCGCTTCTTTCGCTTTCACAGTTCAACCAATCTTCCCAACAGCGGGCGGAGCGGCTCCAGACGCGCAGACTGTCTCGCTTTCGTTCACTTGCGTAACTACTCCAGTATTAACAATTAGTTAATCTAAGGAATCGGGAGCAAAAATGAGACTAGAAATAAAAATTTTATATCAGGACGGACAAGAGGAGACCTATACCGCCGCTCCGCCAGAGTGGGCGAAATGGGAGAATAAGACTGGATTCACGATCCAACAGGTATCCGAGAAAATCGGAATCTCTGATTTCTTATTCCTTGCCTATCACGCCATGAAGCGAGAGGCGGCTGGGAAGCCAGTTAAGCCGTTCGATATATGGTGCGAGACGGTGGCAGACGTAGAAGCCGCTCCGTCAAACCCAAAAGTTACGCCGTCGGAAGTATGAATCGAATTCTCGTCGAACTAGCAATAGCGACGGGAATCCCGATGGAGTACTGGAAAGACGGCGAATCGATATTGACGGCGATCGAGATACTGGAGAAGCGAAATGGCAAGTGAAGGAATCGCTTTCGATAAGAGCGAACTTCGCGGCGTCATGACCGCATTCAAAGCGATGGAAGAAGAAGGCGTTAAAGAAGCAAAAGATAAATCTGGAGCGCTTGCCGAATATGCTCAAAAGAATATCTCTCAATCGGCTTCGTCTCTTCAATCTTCTAAAGTAGCTTCTCGAATTGCCGACGGTTCCAGAATAAGCAAGTCATCAAAAGTCGGAGAATTATCATACGGATTCGTAGCTCAGAAATTCTCTGGCGGCGGTACCACTCGCGATCTCTGGGGCGGCTCCGAATTCGGATCAAATAAATTCAAACAATTTCCAGTCTGGTCGGGAAGCGAAGGTCGCGGCTCGAAAGGTTGGTTTATCTATCCAACACTTCGCAGAATTCAACCTTATATCGTGAGCGAATGGACTAAGGCTTTCGATCAAATAATAAAGAAGTGGACTTAATATGGCAGACAGTAGAACGCTAAAGTTATCGATTCTCGCTGACATAGATAATCTCAAAAAGAATCTCAACGCGGGATCAAATGAAGTCGAAGGCTTCGGGTCTAAATTAGGCGACTTCTCTAAAAAGGCTGGCTTAGCATTCGCCGCCGCTGGAGCCGCCGCCGCGGTCTATGCTGGAAAACTTCTAATCGATGGCGTTAAGTCAGCGATAGAAGATGAAGCCGCGCAAGCCAAGCTCGCAACGACTCTAAAGAATGTCGCTGGCGCTTCGGATTCGGTCGTCGCTTCTACGGAAGCCTATATTCTCAAAACTTCGCTCGCGACTGGAATAACCGATGATCAACTCCGCCCCAGTTTAGATCGCTTAGTCCGATCAACTA